AATAAAGATTCCGCCAGTCTGTTCTGCAATCCATTTCATTTCTTTATAACCAGAAGCCTCTTTATCACCAATGAAGATAGTGTCAAAAGGCATTTCTTTACTCTTGGCAGCTTCTATAGCCTGTTCTTTTTTAGACTTTGTGGATTCAGGTTTATCGTGTTCCCAACTATAACGACTATCGTCAGTGGGTTCACCATCTGAAAATATAACTCCCCGAGTTATTTTCTGATCGTTAAGGAGTTTAATCATTGTAGTGTAGAGCGGCGTTCCAGCGTTTGCATCTAAGCCTGCGACATAAATGTTAAGAACGGAATAGTCACAGGTTAATACTGTGCCTTCTTTCTGGAAAGGATAGATGCACACACTAGTTTCCAGACTCTTGCATGAGGCTAAAAAGTTTCTTACTCCAGTTTTAGCATCATCAACTGCACGATTACCACTCGGAGCAATGCTCCCCATGCTACCACTATTATCAAAGATGATCCCTAAACGATTAGGGACTGTTAAAGGATCTAAATCCTTGAGTTGGGCTTCTACTTTAGCGCGCTGTCCTGCTATACCGCGCTTACCGAAAGAGGGCTTCATAATATCAGGAAGCCCTGTTGAGAGTTTATCATCCGGCATTTCAGTCTCCTATGTTGTTTTAACAAGCGCCAGCGAATTTTGAAGAATTTCAAAAACAAGTTGATGATTCCTTAAAATATTTTTATAGGAATCATTCTGACGTTGAAGATCATTATTTGCAGAGCTGAAAGTGGCTTCAACATCATCTGAATGGTGAACAGGTTGAACGTATTCGGGAATTATCGGTTTGGAATTCTTTTTGGTGGGAGTCTTTTTATTCTTCTGTTCTTTGTGAAACTTCGCCCAACGCTTCTTTTGAGCATTTTTAATATTCTGAATCGCCTTCTTGCTCAAGTGGCGCTTCGTTTTCTGTTTCGGCATCTCTAACAACGTTGGACGGATAACAACCTTGCGTTTGTAAGCTGACATTGTTTAGCTCCTTGTTTAGTGTTTTAAATATTAAACTCCATTCTTGTAACAATTGGGATTTCTGAATGGAGTTTAAACTTTTTAATGTCCTGCGGACAAATCCTTGTACTGTTTTGCCTTCTCTATCTTTTGTTCTAGATAGTTTTCGTGGCGATCTAGTATATTTTGGGCTATTGTGTTCAGGAAAGAAGAAAAATCTTGTAGTTTCTGGGAGAGATTCACGGACGTGAGGCTTAAGTCCGCTATCACGTTGGCGAATTTCAGCTTCAAATGTAGAAATAATCTCTCGATAGTACCTAAGCGAACGCCGTAATATCTCATCTGGTATGTTCGCCACGACGCTCTTTGTTGATAACCACGATTCTGATTGAAGGAGTTCTTGTCCAGAATTTCCTTCAATGCTTGATTCTTCGCTATCTGAGAATTCGTTTGGGTCGAAGTCATAATCTTTTATCCTTCTTATGCGTGGCATTATTCATGCAGCCTCTTGTTTGTGGATTTCCTTTGTTTTAAAATGCCTAGTCTCAAGATTAAGCCAAGCTTCATTAAGGGCGCTTATTTTACGAGCGCAATCAGGATTATCAGGATTCCTGTCAGGATGATAGCGAAAACAAGCCTTCCGATATGCCTTTTTAGCATCATCATAACCATTACTGCCAGCAGTAGACGAAGTAGCTGTATTAATGTCATGGCCAGTTATTTCCTTGAACGTGTTAAGATATTGATCCATTGGAACGAAGTTAGGAACGTAAGCGTCATCAGGTTTCTCGATAAAATCAAGAGTAAATTCTCTAATGTTCTCCAAGAGCATTTTAAGCTCTTTAATGTGCATATCCTTCAGGAACCATGTTTTAGTATCAGGATCATAATCGCGCTCAACAGCAATTATGAACGTTTGTTTAACCCATGTAAGAACGCCTTGCATCTGATCCCAATGAAAAGTATCATTGAACTTGAAACTATATGCTCCAATATTCGAGTCCCAATGTAAAAATACTTTAGTTGGGCGATTGTTGTAATATCTTCGGCGTCCCATTATTTTAGTCTCCCAAACTGATTCTAATCATGTCGATTAGATTACGCATGTAAGATTTAGGCCCATCACTAGTTTCATGCCCATCTTCAGTAGGCCAATCATTATTGTTTAAAACTTCTTCAACTTTATTGCAGAGTTCATAAATTAAATATTTCTGAACTTGGGCCATAAAATCTCCAATCTGGTTATTATGCGCTAGCGTGTAAACAGTGTCAACACTTTTAAACCTTTTAGAATCATATAGATAGAGAGCTAATATGATTTTAACAGGTATAACTGTGAGTTATAATACAAGTAATTTTGGGCAAAAGAAAGGGCCATCATAATTCGATGGCCCTCCTGACGGATTATTTATTAATGTTGAAACTATTCTATCTTGTTAAACTACGCTGCAACAGGCTGCGGCGCAGTACGAGCACTCGCGTAAGCGGACTTCATTGCTTCGCGGATATTCTCGGGGAACTGAGCAAGGAACTTATCCAACTTTTCTTCCTCAGTCAAGCTCTTACGCTTAGACTCAGAAGCGATTTCTTGCGTAAGATCATAAACGCCATTGGTAAGATCATTCTCACCAAAGGTGAATTTACCATCTTGATCCACGTCCAACAGTTTTGCTTTAAGACGGTTCGCAGCTTTCTGCTTTGCACCGCGATTAAAGTTATTGCAGGCTTCTTCCTCATTGGGGCAAATCTGAGTAATGCCTGCCATTGATTTTGCCAGTGGCAATGAGGTTGTTACTGTGAAGTCTTCTTCAAACTTCTTCTCATCGACCATTTTCTTTACTGCGGCCTTATCTTCTTCCGAAGAATAAGCGTAGTAAGCTGGAGTTTTCTTGACTTCGTTTTTATCATTGGTTTCAAGATCGAAACCAACAACATAATCACTGCGTTCAGTAATAACATTCTGTACTGGTGATGCGGCTGTAGCCATTTTGTTGCTCCTTGTTTTAGGGCGCTATGCCCTTATTATCACCCGTAGGTGAAACTTTTAAATTCTTTTCCCAAAAAAGACCGTGTAAAACATTCGTGTTATGTCTTGCACTCCAATTATATTGAGTATTTAAAAGATTAAAAAATCTTGTTAACTCAATATAATCTTCGACAGTGCGTAAGTTCCTAATCTTATTACGCAATTTTATAGTCGATAATGGAGTTATTTCTTCCATCTTAGTAAGATACTTAAACTATTTAGATTTAGTCTTGTTCCCGCAAGATTTTAATTTAAATTTAGTTTAAGTATCTTAATAAAATTGCACCGATATTCCCGTCGGTGCTAGCGGAGCTTTTCCCAAAGCCACCTTTATTATACATCATCCCAAGTACGTGTCAAGTCCTCAAAGAATTTCACAATGCAAAACTTCACGCGCTGGAATGGCCGAAGGCTAAAAGTCTTTGCGTTTCTATAGTTTGCCCGGATACTCCGAATCAGGTTTTTCAAGTGAGCACCTCAGTAATTTCCTGTACGCAGCACGCCGGGATCAGGCAGCCATGCAATAGGTTTAATTATTTTCATTTCTTGAGCAACAACGCAATCAACAGGATACATTGTTAAAACTGTGTGAGTTCCTATTGCATTTACTTTCCGGTACTTTACTTCAAACATTTTGTAATGTCTCAGTGATTCTGTACTAATGTATAATTGGGCTGAGATGGGAACTGTGAAGATGTGGAAGCCAACAATGTAATTCCAATCTTCTCTATCATATCTGATTATTTCATCCATCTGTGGGTGCTTCAGGCGTGGATATTTCTTTTTCTTTCTTTGCCACTCGCGTTCTTCATCGACACCGAGATATGTAGCTTTTTTATTCTTTGCTTTGAGAATTGTGTCTAATTCCCATTTAGTTTTACAACCTTGATGAGTAAAATTATAATTATCATAAGGCTTTGTTGGATCGTTATTCTCATATTCTTGTGAATAACGAAAGACTTTGTATCCAGTTTGCCATATTACTTTGTTACGGAACTTAGCTGGTTTAAGTTCTGACCATGTTACAGAGAGTAAGCACATTGGGAAAGCTCCTTTATTTTGATCTAATCAAAAATGCCTTTTCTTTATACTTTGTAAGCCTATCTACACGATCTAGAAAATCTTGATGTGTTACAACTAGTTTGAGAGGATTCCTATGATCCTCACACGTTGTTTCAATTTCTTCATGATTATTAAGCTTACGCAATAAGCTTGTTAATGTCATTAAAGACATTGCATTGTAATGTTTTTCACACTCCTTTGCTGCATTATGTGCGCGACACATTATACATTTAGGCATTGTATAACTCCTGTGTTATCTTTGTTACAACTTCAGCAATTTCGTTAAGACTTGTAATTGGACAATCTACGAATTGTTTGAAGTTAGTGTGAAAATGTGTGTCATGGCATCCCCAAAGATGATGCATCCAAGGGCGAGCGTTTATGTGGTCAAGAACGCGCTTTGCATACATAAAACATTCATTGTCATTCTCTATCTTCTCGTTTAATTCAGCACTGTGCTTAAGCATATCAACGATCATCGGATATTTGCGTTCCGGCGCGTTCCATAGAGTCATTACAGCCGGAATATCACTATCAATACGCAAAAGTTCGTGTGCGAGAAAATAGAGATGCTGGCGCATTTAAGTATCCTTTTACTACTCTTTAATATCAACCTTATTAGCAAGCTCCATTAGTTTCTGTATCTCTTTTTCAGCTTCTTTTTCCATTTCTTCAACTTCTTTTTGGGCTAGCGCATTTAATTTATCTCCGAGAGTGTTAACAAAGTGCTCCTGTGCTTCAGGCGTGAGTTGTGAATGTGGCCCATGTTTTAATGCTATTTCCATTTCCTCAACAGTAATCTTTAATATCTCAATACCAATTTCTCTAGAGAGGTCATGGGCTTTGATTGTTCTGATAACATCTTGCATGGTTTTACATAGATTGTTTTTGGCACTAGCGAGTAACAGTGGAGTGGGAAATTCTATCTTCATTTTGGTGCGCTCCTTTAGATTGTGGAACAGTGTACATAGTAGGATACTGAAGTTGTGTCTACACATTTAGGTCTACACACTAATTAGCTTCGACGCCTGAATTTAACGGTTCAGGATTCACTTGGCTTCAGTATCCTACTACACACACTGAGGGTGTGTGTAGCCTTACGCAGTACAATCATCATGAATTTTTATATTTGTCTATCCTAATCATAATAAGTATCTAGACTATCATCCATACAATACCACGTTAGTATGTGTGAATGACCGCACTGTTCGTGCGGGTGTCCATAATTATCACCCCCTTTAAATTATATACAGTGCTACAGTGCGTGAGGTGAGCAGTCTTGGGGAAGGGCTGTTCGTTATTAAATTAGAAACCGCAACGTGGTGTACCCGGATAACAAACTGGGATAGGCCCACTCGCATTAGCAGTTACTGGTGTAACTACACTCAATGCTGCAAAGAGTGTAGCCAATAGGATAAACAGTGTTACTCTGAGTTTCATGTAGCCTCCTTTGGATTGATGAAGCCAGTTATTAAGCCGTTCTTTTTAAATCCTTTCTTTTAGCTTTGAATACAAATAAGTCTTTGTCGTGATAATCACAAGTAATCTCATCTTCAGCTATAAGGCTTGTAACGTGAGCTGTTATCACTTCGCGGCTTGTATTAGGAAATTCTTTGATAAGCATTGTGTATGTCACATATAACATACTACGAATGTATCTCAGTATCTTTCCTTTAGAAGCCATGATAATACTCCTAACTCTTTTTAAGATGTTCTATAGCATCAACAACAAAACTCTCATATTCTTCAGCACTTAATGGCGTTAGTCCTTGTTTCTCTCTTGAATGCTGTAAAGCATCAGCCATATTTAAGGCTTTATCTCTTAAACTCTGTGTATAACTAGGACTGAGGGGATCTCTTAATTTAAGCTTAATTCCTCCCACTCTAGCAGTCTTGCGTCCTTCAGTGCTTCTGATTGAACGGCGCCGTAATACTTTAGGTGCTGTACAATCGTCAAACTCTACTTGATATTTATCAAAGTACTTACCACAATGCCTGCATCGAAATACCTGATACTTTATTAGTTCTCCAGTAAAAGGATCAATGCGCTCTACTTCTTTCTTCATAAGAGCATAGAATACAAATGATCCACAATAAATACAATGCATCTTATCCGCTCTACGCCCACATTCACACTGATCCACTTCTAATATAATTGGGTCTTGAATACTCATATTATTCTATGCTCCTTATGCCTATATCTTACTAATCAGTTGCACTGGGATAGTTTATAGACACGGAGCGAATCTGTCAAGGAGTGTAAGCCCTTCGGAATCATAGTGTTACACAGAATGTGAATAATTGCTTGTGTCTCGATTTTGGCACCCGGTGCGGGAGATTTACGCGCGGGGGAGAGTGTAATAATTACATTATCTATTTTAGCATACCTGATTATAAGAAGAAAAAAAAATAAAAAATTAATAATCAACTAATTTAATAATCTACTAATCGTGTTGACACGGTGTATAACACCAATACCCATACCGACCCCGATTTTTGAGACACAAGCAAAATTTGAGAATGACCGCAACTCACTAATATCATGGGAGTTATGGGTTTTCCACAAAATGATCCGTGTCGCACGCCGCTCTGCGATATAAAAATAAGGGCGTGACAAGCTTATTACTTAAGCTTGTCTAGGATATATACTAATTCTTTCAATTGTTCGCGTCGTTTCTCTGCATCGTCTGCATCTTTACGACCGCGCTTAGGTTTTTCCCACTTCAGTTTAGAGCGCGCTTCACGTGCAATGAACTCGCCCTTACTATTATACTTTCCTGAAGTGTGAACAATGTGTCCTGTAGCTTGCAATAGCGCCATTATACTATCCTCCCATTAGTGAGCCAGATTGATTTTACTACGTGTTCTGGTCTAATCCAGAAGTTTTCATTGCATCCTCCACACTCATTCCACGAGCGCGGAGCTGCTTGAAAAATTCTAGAGCTTGATCCTGCTTTTTCTTGTCCATGTAGTTATTCAGAGCTTTAACCTTGTCCGTTACAAGCTTCTGAATCGCTTTCGCGCGCAGGATATCCTTGTTATTCTCCCAATACTTATCACCGCGAATCTGAATTACGTCGCGATTATCGTACTTAGCCAGTTTGTCAATAGCCTCATCAACAATACTGGGGAGTGTGAATATTACATCTACATCTTTCAGAGCTTCTTCAGCAATCTGCTCTGGTGTCATTCCATCGAGTTTAGCCATGTTTTACCCTTTCAGAGTTTTATTTCTGGCTCACTGATGGAAAGATAGTATATAATCCCGTCAGAAGAATTATGGGCATCCACCCGGATATTTCAATCCGTCTACACCTTGCAATGATGCAAGTATCGGCCCATGATCTATGCAGGTTTTATCTCCCGCATGACCGCCTAACAATCAACCACACCTTACATATAGCAAGGGATATGCCAACGTCTAAGTCCTTTATTATCATAGACTTAAGCTCAAAGCTATAGCATTTTTAGTATAAGTCTTACACTATCCTATATAATATTTACCCACTCTAAATTGTTGATAAGTAAGGCCACCCCCAAATATAGTGTAATTTTTTTATAGTGGCGGGGCACTGCCAACAAAATTTTTATACTTTTTTCAAATCCTCATATATACTAATTTTTTATTAATATAATAATCCTCATCGTGCAAGCACTTATATTATTAAGATCAGGAATAATAATTGGCTAGAATATAATAAATTGAGTGGCCCGACCGTGTTTACACCGTGTGACACGTATTGTCAACTACCTGTAACATACTAATCTTTCAATGCGTTAGCACTACAGGATTTTTGTTGCGTTGCTAGGGTGATCCTCGTAAACTTTAAAGGACTAGTGTACATTAAATAGAACAGTGCCTGTGTTACTGGATGAGCGGCCATGCGGGTATAGTGGGGAGTAACTGTGATGCGAGATTACAGGTTAAGCGCACAAAAACAGAAACCACCTGAAAAGGTTGAAGATCTGCATATTGTGCGTAAGCCTGTAAAATCTATCATGGACTCCCCTCTTACCAAAGCCCTTATCAAGCATTTTAGAAAATACAGGCCCGAGCTGTTAACTGAAGAACACAACGTGGAGGAAGCTAGTTAGCTTGTTATGGTGTATAAACCGGGTCAAGTTGGAAATCCTAAAGGGAAACCGAAAGGGATGCACCGTAGCTCTCTATTAAAGATAGAGACTATTGTGCGGCTCCAGATGATGAACCTTGGTTATACTGATCCGCAGATGGCTATGCACACGGGAATTACTATAGCCACTCTGACGAGATTAAAAAGAACTAAAGAATATCAAAGAGTTTTCTCACAGTATACCTCCGGTGTACTCGCTAAGATTGATGATACTGTTCAAGACAATTATAAGATAGGCCGCCAGATACTAGAGGATTCAGTTCCCATAGCGTTGCAGAATCTTGCTATGGCAGCGGCGCAAAAACTAGATAAAAAGCTACAGATTGAAGCCTCTAAGGAAATACTAGATCGTCATGGGATGTTTGGTAAAGTCTCACGAATAGGATTGCCTACGCAGGATCAAGGCGGATTTGCTGACGAGCGCGATAACAAAGTTGCGAATGAACTTGTAAGCGCGCTTTCAGCAGCGAACGGTATTAACAAGGTTACTACTATTGACTCTCCCCCAGTTACTGATGTTAAGCAATAGTAGTATGATAGCGGGTTAGTATTCTTGTTGTGTTAAGTGCAAGCTCTGATTATTCTTGACAGGGGTTGTCATCTTGCGACCAACACACGCCGAAGGGTCTAACCCGCTAAACATTTAAGACATAAATAAAATAAGCAGTATTTTTTGTGCGTTCTCCCTTCGGCGGAGAGGGATCAAAAACCCCTGTCCCGCCGCGTCTAGCGGCGGAATAGGAGCAATTATGGACTTAATAGGATTACTAATCACCGTAGTAGTTTTTGCAGTAATTTGTTATGTGATCTTCTGGGTTATGGGTTATCTTGGGGTTCAAGAGCCTGTAAGGAAGGTTGTGGTTGTTGTAGTAGTTTTGATTGCTGTTATCTGGATTTTAACACACTTTTTACCCGGCATGGCACACATTAGGCTTTAGTGAAATAAAGTGTCCTCATCTATTGTTGGATTTGAAAATGAAGTAGAAACGATTCAGGAAATAAATGCCAGCATTAGCTATGCTAATCAATGGCAGGTTATTCCAGTTTCAAATCTCACACCGATAGCTCAAAACAGGGCACATAGGTTAAACAGCTTAGGCTCATCTTTTTACTTCATTAAAGTCGCCCTTAAAAAAGGCCGCCTAAAAGAACACCTCCATAAGAACATCTGCGATAGTATAGAACGCACGCACTTAAAAGAAGTGCTTGAAATTCCTCGCGATCATTTTAAAACAACAATTTGTTCCGAAGGAATGCCTATGTTTTGGGCACTTCCTTTTACGTATGAAGATGAAAAATTCATGCGTGTGCTTGGTTATGGAGATGAGTGGATTGAGTGGATGTATCATATTCATAATCCTAATACTCGCACTCTAACTGTTAGCGAGAATAAAGTTAATGCTTGTAAGATTGGTAAGAAGATAGATAGTCATTTTAAAAACAATAGATTCTTTACAAGATTGTTTCCTGAGATAGTTCCTGATGGTTCTTGTAACTGGTCAGTTGAAACAATGACACAGAAGCGTGATGCTTCGCGTGAAGATTTTGGTCAAGGTGAAGGCACTTACGAATATCTAGGTGTTGATGGTGCGTTGCAGTCAAGACACTATAATAGAGTTATTCAGGATGACTTAGTAGGAAAAGAGGCTCTTAACTCTGAGATTGTAATGAATAGCACGATAGATTATCATCGTCTAATGGCTGGAGCCTTTGATAGTGATCCTAATGATCCTAATGCTGAGAATGATGAAATTGTTGTAGGAAACAGATGGTCATACAAGGATCTTAATTATTGGATTCGCAAAAACGAGCCATCATTTAGATTTACTACACATAGCGCGCTTGGTGGATGCTGTCCCTTGCATCCACCGGGATTCCCTATTTTCCCGGAAGAATGGAGTATTCATAAGTTAAATAAATTTAAAGAGCGTTTTGGTACATATTTCTTTTCCTGCCAGTTCTTAAATACTCCTACGCCTCCCGGCGATACGAAGTTTAAAGTAGAGTATTTAAATCGTTTTACTTTCAAAACTGTTGTCAGTACTAATCTAGTCCAAAAACCAATCTTCGATCATGCCTCTTACGGCGATAGCCTATTTCAACAACATGGCTTATCAGCAACCACGTATAATAATGATAAGCGACAAGTCGCAATTCAGCATGAGGTTAAAAATGGACAAGTTATTAAAGATATCCTCCCGATCCATCTCCAGCGGAATATGCTTATTGACCCTAATCATGCTGGTGAAGAAGGACGGTGTAATCACGCTCTCATTGTTACTGGCTTTAACCGTGCTCCTATTCGCATATATTTGCTTGACCTCTATGCAAAAAACTCTAGCCACGCAGATCTTGTACATAAGATCTTCGAGTACGGAGAGAAATGGAAGATACGAGAGCCGCACTTAGAAACAGTAGGAGCACAGAAGTGGCTTAAATACCATTTAGAAGTTGAGAACAAAACTCGTAAAAGTCTTGGTAAGTTTCATTTTTATGAGTTTAAAGAGTTTAAGAAAGATAGTTCTCGTGATGCAAAGATTCACAGGATTGAATCTTTAGAACCGATGTTTCAACGTAAAGAATTCTGGATGTTACAGAATGGTCAAGAACAGTTTCAACAAGAGTATTTAGAATATCCTTATGCCCCCACAAGAGATATTCTTGATGTTCTTGGTTATGCCCCTTCTCTTTGGAACATTGAGAAGATGGATGATAAAGAAGTACAAGCTTTCATGGACAAAGGGAAACGAGTATTTCGTAATCGGTCACGTAACGCATCTACGGGGTATTAGGGGGAAGAATGTTTGTTGATAGTGGGATGATGGATGGTTTTGGCAACATTATAGGTAATGTGCATTTTTGGTTGTTAGTGGTTATTTATTGGGCTGTTAGTAACGCTATTGGTGCCCTCCCCTTACCAGATACAGGATCGTCAAAGTTTTATGGATGGTTCTTCAAGTTTGCCAATGGCTTCGCTGCTAATCTTAGCAGAGCTGCCGCTGGTAAAATACCGGGTACAGATAACCCACCAACAGAAAGACGAGAGAAAGTAAATAATTAAGGAGGCTATAATGGGATTTCTAGCTAATTGGAAGACCACGCTTGCTGGACTTGGTGCTGGTGGACTTAATATGCTTGCTAATGGAACTAAATGGCAACAGGTTCTTTTATCTATTGGTATGGGTTTCCTTGGTCTACTGGCTAAGGATATGAACGTAACTGGTGGTACTACGGAAAATAAATAACATGCCTAAAGTAACTGAGCCAGTTCCGGTAAACTTTGGTGCCGAAGCGGATAAGCACCTTGATACGTTTGTAAAGAATATGTTACAAGCGTCAAGAAACTCCTTATCTAAATTGCATGAGCAGAAAGTACCGGAGTGGCGCCGTTTGTACAAGGGGATTCCTAAAGAAGAAGTAAGGGAATTCCCTTGGCCGAACGCTAGTAACGTTGTAATACAGTTAATTGGTGAGAATGTAGATATTATTAAAGCTCGTATCATTGGATCAATCTATGAAATTATGCCATTGTTTCCAGCGAAGATAGTAGGTCAGTGGTATCAAAATGAGTTTGCTGAAGAACAGAGAGCCGCTGTTCAAGATTATATGGATTTAATGGGCCTAGAGCCTAACGAGCTAGACTTATATCGCGTAGAATCTCTTGCCGCTAATGATATTGCTCAGTTTGGAACTGTTGTTATTAAACAACCGTGGGAAACTGAGATGGAAACTCAAGTTATAGCCGTTGATTCTGAAGGACGCGGCGAACCAGTACATAGAGAATTTACTCGTTATGATGGCCCAAGGCCAGAAAAATTAGCTTTTGAAGATTGGGGAGCTACACCGACTGCGCCAACAATATCTAAAGCTCCGTTTAAATGGCATAGATATACTTTGTATAAACAAGATCTTGAACGTAAAAAGTTTGAAGGAGCATTTGACGATAAGGCAGTTGATAAGATTATTAATTCCCCTGACAAGCATGGTAGTGATACTATAGAAGAAGCGAAGCTTCGTAATCAAAATATAGACGCTGCCGCGAATGTTAAAGAACTTGCTACATGGGAATTCTTTGAATGCTGGTTTTTGTACTTTCACAACGAGAAACTCTATAATATTATTTTTACTTATCATCCGAAATCTGATACTCGGATGAAGGCCATTTTCAATTTCTATACAGAGAATGACGAACCTTTCGAGCTAGGTCGTCTAGGTTATACCGATGATGGAATATATGGTTACGGATTTGCTGAAATGCTTAAATATTATCAGGAGGAAGTTAGTACTGGACATAATCAACGTGTCGATAACCGTACTCTTGCTAATACCAGCATTGTTCTTGCAGGACAGAACTCTAAGCTCGATGCTGGTTTTGGTTTGTATCCTATGGCTGTGTTGCCTTTTGATCCTGAAAATTTTAGAGTGCAACAGCTTGGATCAAACTATCCGTCCTCAGTCCCGGAAGAAGAACTCACACTTAATTTAGCAAAAGCTCGTAGTGGTGTTGATCCTGCTAATCAAGGAAGCGGCGGTGGAGTTACTAACCCGAAAAAAGGTAATTACTCTGCAATGGGAACTTTTTCTGTTATGCAGAGCGGCAATCGTAGAATTAATATTAACGTCACCGACTTTCGATATCTTCATCTTCGCCTTGGCCGCAAAGCTTTACGGCAATATGCTGAATTTGGTATTGGTAAAAGAGGGGATTATTTTGGAGAACAGAAAAAATATCTAGTTGCAGCATTAGCAAATATTAAAAAAGGACGTTTAGACCTCCCAATAAGAGCAGCGACGGCTAGTGTTAATACAGAACTTGAGAAACAAAATGGTATGTTGTTTACTCAAGTTATGCAGCGACATTATGGGGCTATCACGAATATCCTTCAGGGTATTCAGAATCCTATGATGCCACCGGAACTTAAAGAATACTTGTTAGGTTCTATTGGTGGAATGGCTGCATTAATGTCACGCTTGTTGCGCTGCTTTGGTTATGATGATATAAGCAGGTTACAACCTGAACTGATGTTGTTAGAAAAACTAAGGAGTCAACAAAATGGACAACGCGGAGTTTCGCAAACTGAAGTTACAGAACATCAACCAACAGAAGGAGTTCAGTCCCTTCCGCAAGCTGGTGGAGAAACAAGCTCAATACAAGGCTCTCAAGGACTACCCGCCTTACAAAGTCCTAGAGGACTTCCTCAATGAGCAATTAGTGCTCTTTAAGGATCAACTTGTTAAGGCTTATAAAAATTCTAAAGACCAAGATCTTTCAGATATTCTAAGAGGACGGATTTTAACATTAGAAGAAATACTCGATCTTGAGACTGCAATGAAATCTTTTGACAATCTTACGCCTCTTGTACAGCAAGATGTTGTTGAATCTCAAAAGAAAGAGGCCACAGCGCCTGCATTATAAGGAGCAATTATGCCGGGTATGTTTGGTAAAACAACTAAAGAAGATCTTATAGCTTTAGGTCTTGATCCTGATAAGACCGTTAAAAAAGAAGATCTTGATACTTTTAAAGCAGGAATTACTACGGATGTTACTACTAGCATCCAGAATAGTATTGCTGCTCTTGAGGCTAAATTAACTGATGCTTTGGCTACAAGACAAGCGCCACCGCCAGAAAATAAGCCTGAATCTAAGCCTAACGAGCCACAACAAGTAGATTCGATGATGTTTCTTGAAGATCCAATGAAGCATGTTAATGACGCAGTTAATAAAACTGCGGCACAGTTGCTTGCAGTTAACATGCGTCAAGCTGCTGAAATGGCTTATGAAACTTTATCATCTCAATTGCCCGGTTTTAAGAATGATGTTCTTAAAGCCGAGATTGATAAAGAATGGGCTGCTTATGCTAATGGGCCTATTGCAAAGCCTAAAGAGTTATTGCGTAATCTTCACGATATGGTTATTGGACGGCATACTGAAGAAATTCAGCGTGATAGTGCAAAACGTGAAGGTAAGTTTAATATGGTTCATAGTGGAGGCTCACGTACAATGAATCAAGCCGAGCCGCCACAAGCAAAGCCGGAAGATAGTTTAACAGATGCAGAATTAGCAGCGGCTAAAAACTTTGGGATGACTCCAGAAGAATACGCCAAGCAGAAAGGCGGATTGAGTTATGCCTAGAGAACTGGGAAAACAACAAAACACTGTAGCAGAATTAACTAAAGTAGCTACAGCTACTGACGCCGGGGCATTCGATTCCGCTGAATCTGGCTTGCCGATGACCCCTATAAATAATGATACGCATACAGTGAGACAGCAAGCCGAAGCGGGATTCTCAAGTGCTTCAGCACAAAGCCCTTTCGTTCCTGATGTGCAAGTTTCGCCACCGCCATCAGTAAATAAAGGTACTGAAGTACGACCCGCGAGTAAGTTCGATCTCGAAAACTTGAATGAAAGTAATATTATGGATATGCCTTTCATTCAAGCAAAAGGTTTTGATATTGCTGCCATGTTGCAGGTAAAAGCAAAAGATCCTGCAATTCGCTTCCGTTGGGTTAATTTTAAAAACAACGAAGGCGGCAATTATCAAATGTTCAAATCCATTGGATTTGTTAACGCTGTTGTTGAAGATGTAGATTTGCAAACTACTCCTCTTAGTGAATATATCGTTCATGAGGATGGAGCGATTAAGTATTTTGATGTTATTCTTATGAAGATTAATGTTATGCGCCTTATGCAAGCTTATAAGGCGAATATTCAAAAATCTTTAACAATGGTAGGACGATGGTCTGAAAATGCGAAAAGAGAAGCCGAACGCACTTTTAGACGTGATGTTAGTCCTGATATGCTTGAGCTGTTAAAACAGAAAGGACTACAAGTCGAATTTTTTGAACCTAAGAATAAAGAGCCTAACAATCCTATTGCGTAATCTCTTATTGTTAACGGAGGGTTACTAACTAATGGCAACTCAAATTGCTAATCATGCAGCGATCGTAGCAGTGGAAACTATTAGTGGAAACACTGATAACAC